AGCAGGCTAAGGATCAAATCAATACCATGACACCTGAACAGTTGGCAACGATTAAGGCTCATGAAGAATTAGAAAACTGGAAGCAGAGCTGTAATGAAGCACAGCATGCCGGCGATCTAAACCAACTTACTGAATCTTTACCACAAGGTCACTTGCATGTGATGGATATGTGGTACGCAGTCCAGATGAGAGGTAAAGAGCTTAGTTGTACCTACAGCAAAGAAGGCAAAAAATGGACTAATCCACCTGAATTTAATGGCCTCACTGACGAGCAATTAACAGCGCTTCAAGACTTTATTGATACACGCGGTCTGGATGCTAAAACTGTATGTGAGTATTTAGGTATTGATGCGCTGAATCAAATCGAAGTCAGCAAACTCGCAGCTGTACAACAAGAAATTGAACAATTAGCGAAAGAAATGGTGAACGTATGAAAATTTTAAATAGCAAAGAAGCTTTTGAAGCAATGATGGCTGGCCGAAAAATTATGTGCCGCGCCGTTAGGGAGTTAATGGATTTCGATGATCTGGATCGTTTCCCAGCTACTATCTTTGCAATGCCAGGCTATGAGTTCTGCATCAAGGTTGAAACCATGGAATTGGCTGGTATTACGTTTACTAAGCCTTTAACTCTTGATGACGTAGTGGAAGGTCAAGAAATCTTCCTGGTTTTCCCTCATTGTGTTGTACACACTCAATTCACTTCACTGTCTGGAAAGTATGTTGAATCTGTACGTTATGGTTTCGCCCAAGCGGATCAGGAAAATGCTGAGTTGCAACTTCAGGCAATTGGTAAACTTCTTGGACGAGACATTCCTTACCCTTTGACGATAGAAAGTCATTACAAGCCTGAAAAGAAACGTCGTAGTCGAAAAGCCAAGGAAGATACTGAACAGCCTGGCATTCCAGCTGGTCCAAGTAATGCTGTACCAAATATTGAGAAGCAGCCTGAGCCAGAGGTAGTTCAGCCTATTGAAGCCATAGAGCAA